TCTGTATCCTCATCGACTTCGGATAATTCAAAATCACCCAATCGAACACCACTCAAGTCTTCTGCATACTCCTCTGCACGAGCATACAATTCAGGGTTCATCTTTTTCACATACTCCATAATTGCAAAGCAATAACTTACGATAGGGTGCTTGATTGAAAATTCTTCATCACTCATTTATATCCTCTTCCATTTTGTCCATTTTAGTTGCGCTTCTATACCCGAACACGAACAACGATCTATTATGGACTGTACCTGTGTAGAACTACGACCGTACAACACCATATCATTTATATCTTTTTCTGCGATGCCATCTTCCCATACGCACACAGTATGCCCACTATTTATTGCGTCTTTTGTTGCTCGTACAATTTCAGCATTACGAGGCTCATTATCCAGGACAACAACAATATCACGGAACCCGCGAGTGACATCTCCGATTTCACTCCCAGCAAAAGCGATCCCATTATCAAGAAAAGCAGAGTCAAACGGGCCTTCAGTAGCATAGACTCTGCGCGAGTAATCAACAGTATCGCCCCCAAAAATCCTTGACAAATTTCACTGTAATGTACCTTATGGAGTTTTTAGAACCACCGATGGCACGACCTTGAACCCCTAATAATTGACCATCTTTATTTCTAAATGGTATGACGATACGTTCGTCATCTGGTAAGGTAGAGTATGTAGGATCGATACCCTTCACCCATGCACCAAATTCTGTTGTGAAATAAAATGTGTACAATTTTGGTATTTTTCTTGATTCCATGTACTTTCGAGCAGCATGAGTTGGTTCTAGATCTGTAATACGGGGCAAATTAATTACTATATTTGGTTTGAATATTTCAATTGGTTCTGTGGAAGAAATAGCCCTAGAACTCTCTCCTTCTTTCCATACTTCTAATGAGTAATCACGACACAATGCTGGTGACAGAATCTCTAATAATTTATATGTTGTATGTCCTGCACCGCAATTATGACATTTGAAAAAGAAATTATTTGCCTTCTTGAAGAAAAATCCTCTGGCCTTCTTCAAGTTCTTTTGAGAGTCACCACAGATAGGACACCGGCAATTCCCCAATACAGCAGTCTTCCACTTGAATCTTTGTAGTTGTGGAGACAACATATTTATGAACTTTTTATCAATGAGAGCACTCACCACTGATATCCTTGGTTCTTGCCCCATTCCAACCAATATCTTGTCATAAGAGCTAAGTTTCCACGAAAGGCCTCTGGCACTGGATCCTCACGACTGATTGCCTTCAACGCCCAGAACCACCAGTCTGGTTTTCTCTCCAGCTCCTTAAGTATCAGAGGGATGGCGTATGGTCCCATCCCAATAATATGTTGATATGCCTTATTCATACACATAGAACTACTCGAATCAAGATCATCCCTTGACCCCCGCCAATCAATCACTAGTTCTTCAAATATTTTAGTAAGATCACTCATTGCATTTTCCAATCTGATGTTCCTTTATTTTTCGGTCCAGAAAATTGTTTCACAAAATCTGTCTTGCTGACACCACTGCCGAACCCTTCCTCATTGGTAATGTTTGCATCTATTAGATTTTCGGATGCTTGTTTTGATACATCATAGAATTTCATCTTTGAATAGTTCAGCCCCAAAATAAATTTCTTGTTGGTGGTTGTGGTGTTGTATCTATTCTTTAGTTGCTTGACCATGATCTGACCGGATTTTTCTAATTCTTCTGTGGTTATTAGTGCAACCATGAAATCAGCCGTATGAGGAAGCCCGAATGATTCTGAAGTATCAGTGAGTTCAACATCGGTGCTACTAAATCCTGCACGATTCACTTGTGTCGCGCTAATCACTGGGATATTTCTTTCCATTGCCAACCCGCGCAATTCCTCTGCAATCGCTTTGATGTAGGTGTAAGAATTAACATTGTTTGAGACCTTGAGTCTCGAAGAAGAGCAGATGTTCAAGTAATCTACAAACAGGATATCTGGAATGAAGCTCTTCTTTAGTTTCAATTCGTCCAGAAGAACTCTAAAATGAGAGACATTCGCAACCGAAGTTGGGTATTCCTTTACTATGAGTTTGCCGGACACCCCTCTGGTATAAGACTCCAGTCGTTTCTTGTACATACTCAACGGAAGGCTTGCGAGATCTTCGAGAGTGATATCCATAATGTTTGCATCGATTCGTTCTGCAATTCGTTCTTCTGCCATTTCTAGTGTGATGTAGAGGACATTTTTGTTCTGCATGAGACAGGCGGCTGCATGGTGGCACATGAACGCGCTTTTTCCAACGCCGGTCCCCGCCAAAATAATGCTCAAGGTTTTGCGGGTAATGCCACCTTTTGTTATGACATTGAACATTTCCAGATCAAAAGGAATCCTGTCCTCTACTCTGTGAAGAAACTCGTATCGTTCCTCATGATTTTCCAATAAATCATGACCGATATTTGTTTGGAAGGACACACCCAATGCCTTAGACAAGATCTCTGGCAACATATTCACGGTTTGTGTTTTATCTTTTCCGTCTATGATGTGGATAGATTCCAGAATTGCATTATAGATTGCCTTGTCCTTACAAAACTTTTCAGTTATCGATAGTAACCATGTCTCATCTTGCTTGGAAGTTTTGGTGGCGCTATCAATTATTTTATTGCAATTAGTTACTTCTTCGTCTGAAAGGGTCTTGTTTTCCTCGACAAAAATTCTCAATGCCTCTTTGGAAGGTATTGCGTTATATTCTTCTATGAATTTCTTAATTCCGCAAAACACACAACGATCACATCTATCCAAAAAATATTCTTCTTGGATGAATGGAATAACCTTTTTGCAGAAGTCTTCATTATTCAGAAGACCCGCAATGACCGTTTTTTCTATTTCACTCATTTACTCCTCGATTGGTTCAGTTACTTCGGCCTTACCGTAACAGAACTCTTTCTTTACAGCAACCTCCAAGAGATCCATTACCTCTTTAGTAAAGAACTTTTCTGGATTCTTGAGGATATGGGATTCAAACACAGTCTTGCCTCCACCGACATCAATCTTTGTGGATACTTTCTTCCATATATCATGTTTGATTGCAATTTCTAACAATCCATAATATGGGTTTAGTCCTGTATCAAAATTCAATTGCACATCCACCATCTTATCCTGTTTGGTATTACGACTCTTGTATGTCTTACAATGAATAATACTGCCCACTACTTCGTTGTCAATTTTATCCTTTTTCTTGCTCAAGAAAATAATTGTGGAGGCAGCATACTTTATTCCTGATCCGCCACCCATTTCCTTTGTTGGAAAAAATGCCCCCACGACATCATAAGTGTGGTTGGTCAAGATTAATGGAATCTTCGCATGACCTAATTTCAAAGTAAGTACACGAAACACTGCCTTGATCATTTGCGCTCTTGTCATATCACGGGTGGACTTGCCTTCTGCTGTATCCGCCATTTCCTTTTCGGTACTCAACATTCCTATTGAATCCAAAACAATCATCATACGAGGCCGAGTTTCTTTATCGTCTTCAAGATATTTGTCCACGACAGAAATGCACTGATGACGAAATTTTTCTACCGTTGCAACAGGCAACACAAGAACTCGATCTGTGTCGATACCTCTGCTCTCCAACATCGAGGTGGTGATTGCTTGTTCGGTATCAAAATACACCACCATTGCAGTCTTATTTGCGGATAAAAATTCATGAACCACACTCAATGCGAACCAGGTTTTCCCCGTTGCCTCGGCACCAGCAAGAGCAATGATCTTGTTGTCTGGAATACCACCATACAAAGAACCACTCACCAGTGCATTGAAGGCATACGACCCCGTTGGAATATAACTCCCTGTGTCACTTCCTTCCATCCCGTCGGATGCAATACTACCATATTCATTTCCCGATGCCTTTAAAATATCTTTTAGATTCATTATTTGCCTTTCTAATTTTGTCTATCGTTTCCATCTCTTCAATGAGAGACACTAGTGTATCAGTAGTTGTCGATTTGTCAAGCAATAACTCTTTGACTTTTATTTGAAGAGACTCTTTCTTATCTTCTAAAAGCCTTGTAATATATTGTCTGTGTGAAGATTCTTGAATCAAGGTTGTACGAGTCTCAGTGCAGGTGCCTTCGGAACAATAAGTTTAGAAAAAACACTCTTATATTCTGCTATCAGACCATCAATTGGTTCTGCCACAAACAATACTGCATCTACTGGAACCATAAAAACTTGGTCTTCCTTTGCAGTCTGCATCCAAGGAATAAGGGCAATACTTGACCCTCTCCCATCCTTTGTGGGCACAGGAATCAAAAGGCATGGATTTTTGAGACCATACGCAACCACTTCCTCGTTTGCACCAAATTTTGATGTTTGTAGTTCTGCAACTACTTCTTCCCCACTACGCATTTTGTATATACGAACACTCATTATGAATCTCCTTTGATGTAGTTATGATGATACTGAAAAAACTAATTTGTGTAATCAATACTTTACGAAAATAAAGATGTCAGGGTTGTACGATGTTCTGGAATCCATCCAACAGCAGCCGTAATTTTTGTGAGTGGATCCATGAAGGATTTCGTAAACTGCATATCATAGTCTATGTATTTTCCAAGGTCAAATTCCTTCGGAAGAGTCACAGGAAACCCAATCACGGTTGTATGGAAAGGATTTGGTTCTTTCAAATATGCAAATTTTATCTTTTCGCCTTCACCTATGATTCTATATTTTTTATGCAGACCTAATTTTCTAACATATGAATTATAAATGAGTGCTGCCTTTACTGCAATCGGAGTTCCCTTTGAGTAAATACTTTTGACATCCGAATATGATTTTAGGTTGGATACAGATCGTGGGAACGAAATGTCTTCTATGGCAAAATTCCTAAATTCCTTTTTGAACTTCACAACATATTTTTGAAGATCGTCTTCGGTCTGAGTCAGGATCATATGCACCGCAGTCTTTAGAGACTTCCGAACAATGGCAGGAGTAGACGAACGACTTGTTTCTATTCCTGTGATTTTGATCTTGGGTTCTTTGTATCGGACACCTTCGGAATCCCATACAGACAACATATATCTCTTCTTTGCAGTCCATACACCCTTTTGTGCGATGACTTCTCGACCCATGACCATCTTATTTTCATATGCGTTGGTTCGGTTTGCAAGTTTGACAAACTCCTTTGCTATGAATGGTTCCAACACTCGTTGTGAGAACTTGTCCAAGAATTCAACAATGGCTTCGGGAGTTTTCTCCCCAGCAAATGTCTGTTCTACCACAGAACCTAACCGCAGATACACCGAATCAGTATCCGAAGCAATAACATAATCAATGGCATCTGTTTTCAGTATCTTGTTCAGAAATTTATTCAATGCATTACCTATCCATTGAATACTCAATTGTCCTGATAGAGTGATCGCCTCTGCGAGGGCTACATCGAAAAATCTAAAATATTCACTTCCTTATCCTACAGCGCCATAACAAGAATTCAGCTGGATTTTTAGTGCCAGTTGAAAATTATGATATTTTGAAATATCATACTGTATCTTGTTACGGTGCTGTAGCAATTCCTCATTAGTAAATTTGCTCAAATCTTCTTGCATAACCAACCCTTTGCCTTTCCTTTGCTTAATTTTCTATTTTGATTACTACTAACCCATATCGAGACAAATGGGAGGTGGTGTTCTTTGCAGAATTCTCCCAGACGATTTGTATTATAACAGATTCCTTCGGGTGAAACAAGAGAATAATAAGAAGATAATTTGTCCCGCATCTTTTCTTTATTTTTAGACCAATATTCTTTAGACCGCTCTCTCATACGACTTAATTCCTCTGGTGGTCTTTTGCTACCATACTTATACAAGTTAACCTTGTATATTTCTACATTAGCCAACGTGGCCTTTTCTAAATTTCTAATAGCAATTTTGGCATAAAACTTTTTATTCTTGTCTTTTGTTTGTTTTACTCTTGCCATGTTTAGTGCCTTCGCATCTGAATCGCATCGCATAACATTCTTATCTCCGCAATTCATCTTATTATCATTTATGAAATGGAATCCACCACGGCCACCATTATTTAAATTGTAACAGAGTGGATCACCCAACACTTTTTCTATTTCTAATTTCTCTATTTCGTACATTTCTTCTAAATTTTTCGCCTCGGCCAAAATCTCTCTTCTGAATAATTTTTTACCATATTTTTTAATTGCTTTTTTTAATGTAATGCCGGAACCAAGATACTCGTCAAGTTTGTCACTCGTCGTATGAGCACCTATATAAAATTTGCCATTTTTCAAATTTACTGTTTTATAGACAAGAAAATATAGAGAAGGTGTCATGTGCTATTGGTATATAGCATTTCAGGAATTTACACACTCTCCTGCAATCAAATGATGGATCGTTTTTTCAATTCATCATCAATCTCCTCTAATTTCTTTTTGGCCTCAAGCATCAATCTCTTAAATTTCTTCCGTTCTTCGTACATGGTCTCCATTAATTTTGGCAGAAACCCTTGTTGGGTTTTAGAAAACGCAACACCATTTCCTGCAACACAGACTTCATGTTGCTTGGCAAGTCCTGCATAAGCCATTGCATCTGCCGATAGATTCAATACTTGTTCAGGAGTAATTGCCCCTCTATGGAATAACTTATTTGCGGATTGTGTTTCTGGTGATATATTGTACTGCTGTATTAAATGTGGATACAATGAAGACA